CGCTCACTATGCGGATGTGGCGGAATTGGCAGACGCGCTAGATTTAGGTTCTAGTGATCAATTCGAACATTCGAAAAAGTACGTATTCATGCGGTTTAGAGAGTTTTTATCTCTGAATCGCTTTTTTTATTTTCGCTAGATTTTTCGTTTAATCTTGACCTAGTCAAGTGCTATGAAAGGCGGTAAATCATGCAAAAAATAAAAATGTCAAATCCAACAAATCTAACTCTTAACCAAGCATTTGAAATGTATTTAAAAAAATGCAAAGTCAGAAACTTATCAGACAAAACAATCTTATCTTATAAGCAAATCAATAAAAGATTTTTTGATTTTTGCGATCCAAGAAAACGAGTGCATACAATCACAGAGGACACAATTGACGACTATATTTTATGGCTTCGTGACAAAGTACAAATCAAAGATGTAACAATCAATACTTATCTCAGAACCCTCAGAGCGTTTTTATACTACTGCATGGACTGTGGCTATATGGAATCGTTTAAAATTCAATTGTGCAAAATCGAGAAACCAATCAAGCAAACTTACTCAGATGATGAACTAGAACGCCTCTTACAGAAGCCAAATTTACGCAAATGCACGTTTGCCGAATACAAGACGTGGGTATTCGAGAACTACTTACTTGCAACTGCAAACCGTATACGTACGGCATTAAATGTAAGAATCTGTGACGTTGACTTTTCAAGTGGCTTCATTATCCTACGCAAAACCAAGAACCGTAAGCAACAGGTTATCCCTCTATCTGAATCATTATCTGTTATCTTACAAGAGTATCTTGAGATTCGTGGCGGAGAGCCAGAAGATTACCTCTTCTGTAATGATTATGGCAAGCAGTCAGCCGTCAGAACATACCAACAGTTAGTGCATAACTACAATATAAAACACAACGTGAACAAAACATCATGCCATCTATTTAGACATACCTTCGCCAAGCATTGGATCATTAATGGCGGTGATATATTCCGACTGCAAAAGATTATGGGGCACTCTACCCTAGACATGACAAAAGAGTATGTTACATTATTTGGAAATGATTTACAGATTGACTTTGAACGATTCAATCCATTAGATACAATAAAAAACCATGAACATGAAGGCACTCACATCTCAATGAGGAAAGGACGGTGATCATTTGGACACATTAAAAAGAAGTTTTGCAAGAACACTACAGCGAGAAGGTAAAATTATGACAGCCGTGACACAGGCGCAGGATTTCAAGGCGGTCTTTCGCAAGAATAACGACGGCTTAGAAGATCGTGATACTTCCATTATATACTATCAAATAGACGCTCCTGTGGGCGTAGGAACGCTTTTAAAGTATAAAGGTAACTACTACATTGCCTTAAACAAAGAAACGGCAGAAAATGATGTGTACTATAAATCAGCAGTACAGAAGACAGACGGTATCTTAAATCTCAACACAGGAACTGTCACTGGGCTTAGGATAATTTGCACAAAAACGACCTCAATTTCGTCTGCGAGTGACGGCACGATGATTTTATTGTCTGGCGACTTAGAATTGATTTTAGAGGAAAATAGCGATGCTAAACGCTTAACAATAGGCGGTACGTTTAATGAGTACGGTGGAACGTATAAGATTAAAAACATCATGTCTAAGAATGGCATCTGCCACTTATACTGCGAGCGCACAGCAGACGAACAGCCAACGGTTAATTATCGACTTGTATTAGGTGCTTATGAAAAGGCATACCAGATTCCTTCCAGTACCGATTTGGGACTAGTAGTTACCAAACTGGAAACAACTGCATATATGAATGACCAAATAGTATTTAATCCTACTATTGAATGGCTATCATCAAATAATGATGTAGCGACAATCGCACAGGACGGCACAGTTACCTTTATCAAGGCAGGTATAGTGAAATTTACTGCCAGATGGACAGAACACGACGTAGAAGTCACAACGGACGAAATCACGGTAACTGAGAGCGAACCAGAGGTTAATCCATGGACGTTATCAATTACGAGTAGATACAGTAAAATGTATACAAATAAAGACATAGTATTTACGTTCGTCACTAAGAATGATGGTGTCAAAGAACATCTGGATGGCTTGCAGTATGAGATTACTAGCGACTATTCATTCACATTTGTAACAGAGAAATTTGACACAACTGCCAATACTTTAACCCTAAAGACAACAGATAATGGTGCGATTGGAAAGAAATTTACGCTTAGAGTGTATCACACTGCCAAGAAACTAGAAGCAACTAAGGACGTTACTGTGGAGTCCTTGATTTAAGTGTCCTCAGAACGAGGACGGTTGCAATGACCCTTTTTAGGGTTGTTGTAAATTCAACCTATGCAGATTTGCAATGGTTCAGACAATTTTAGTAAAAAAACGCCAAAATTCGTCTACGTTTTATTTTTCAACACCGCTTAAACCCAGTGTTTATGCGGTGTCTGGGGATTTGTGTTCTCTCTGGTATAGGGAGACATGGATATTTAGACAAAAACGTCCAAAAAATTCCTTGGTTTTATTTTTAAAGGGACGTTAAAGCCAGTATTTATAAGGGTTTTTTTAGACACCAATCTTGTTGTAATAGGGAGACATATAGATGGCAGGATAATCTTAGTAAAAATCAGCCCAAAATCTTCACCTTTAAAAAAAAATACGTGCTTTAAATGCAGTATTTATAAGAGTTTTAGCGGTTGTGCTTCGTGGACATATAGGGGAGACAAGAATGTTTTAGACAAAATCGGTCAAAAATCGTCGACTTTATTTTAAAATATAATCATAAATTCGTTACTTTAAGCCAAATTTTGATGATCGGATAAGTGGAACTATAGGAAGGACATGATTAATAATGGTAAAGACATTTATGTCCATACCTGATAGGAGATAATTTTAGTAAAAAAACGTCAAAAAACTTCTCAGTTACCTCTCAGAAACTATCAAAAAACTCAGTAAAATAGCCAATTACAGACGATGTGCTAAGTGTCGGTATAGGAAGAACAATGTAACGCTATCAAATTAAAATAAATGTTCTAGAAATCCAGAACATTTCTGACAATAAAAATACAATGTACTGGATATCCAGAACACGAAATGTGCGTATATGGAGAAGCATATATTAGACATGTAACGCTATCAAATTGCCAACGTGGACAAGTCAAAATTTGGCTAAAACACTAGGTTTTTAGCGACTTTGAAAAAATGGAAATTATTTACAAGTCCCGTATTTACGGCACAAAATGAAATTTGAAATGTGTCTATATGGAGAAGCATATCCCCAACATAAAAATGTTCGTTATTTAATTCAAATGTATATAGAGACGTAGCAGGGGGTGTCACAACAGATACTCCCTATGTTATGTCCAAAGGTGGCAAAATGCCATATTAGAAATCCTAAGGTCGTAATCTGCGACTTTAGAAACAATTATATAATAAGGAAGAAAGAGATCTATCGCAATTGATAGGTCTTTTTTTGATACAACAAATTAACAACATCATTACAGGGGCGACAGATAGAACTGCTATTGCAGGGCGTTTTGTATGCAACTGGAAAGGACGTGAAGCATGGAACTAGAAAATTTAAACTTATCTGATGAACAGTTAGCAGGAGTACAGCAGATTCTTCAATCTGAGGGCGATAAGATTAGAACAAAGTATTCAAACGAACTCAGAACAGTGAAAGAGGAACTAAATCAGTACAAACCTGCGCAGAAATCAGATGCAGAAATTCAATTTGAGAATCGTGTGAAAGAACTCGAAGCAAGAGAACAGAAATTACTGGCAAAGGAACGCCAAGCAGAGTTATCTACTAAACTCAATGAACTTGGCTTACCAACAGAGTTAGGACAGTATTTCAACCTCGGAGAAGATGTTGATGCAGATTTAGAAGCGGTAAGTGTAGCAATCAATGGCTATCTGTTAAACAATGGGAACAAACCCACCAATCATGGTAAACAGCAAGCAGTTACCAAAGCCGACTTTAAGAAAATGTCCTACGGTGAAAAAGCACAACTTTTTCAAGACAATCCTGAGTTATATAAGGCATTAGCGAGATAATTCCACACATCTGGGGAAACCACGGAACTTTTGCGCTCGTTAAGCCGAGGGAACTTTTGCACTCGGCTAATATACGGTTTTCGGAAAGGACAAAGGAGTGGATTACAATGCACTACAAACTGCGATTAGTCAGTTAGGATTTCCCATTGTTATGGTAATCGCCATGGCTTTTTTTATATGGAAATTGTGGGAAAAATCGCAGACACAAAACGAAAACAGAGAAGAAAAATTATATTCGGTCATCTCAAAAGCACAGGAACAGAACGAAAAATTATCTGCCACAAATGCAGAATTCGTGCAGGTGCTTACATCTTATAAGGATGACTTAGATGACATCAGAGAAGATGTCTCAGAAATTAAAACACAAATTAACAAATAATATAGGAGGAAAACACAATGGCAAATATTGTAAACAATTCTACAAATGCAGTTAATAAAAACATGATTATTCCAGACGTTTATGCGGAATTAGTCAGAGAAAAAATCGAAGGAAAAGTAGTTATCTCCCAGTGTGCAAAGGTTGTTAAATCTTTAGTTGGAAAACCTGGGGAAACAGTTAGCATGCCTAAATGGGCTTATATCGGTGATGCAAAAGACATTACAGTTGGAACTGCAATGGATAAGACAGCGTTAAAGCAGACAAGCACACAGGCAACTATTAAGATGGTAGCCGCTCCTGCGGTATCCGTTAATGATTACGACGACGCAGTTGAATTCGGAAATGCATTAGATGAAGCCGCAAAACAGCAGGCAATCTCACTTGCCAGAAAACTGGATACAGATTGCATTAATGTTGCTTTAACAACACCATTAAAAAGCCAGATTGCTACAAAACATCAGATCACATTCGACGAAATGAACGCTATCTTAGGTTTATATGGAGATGATGCCAATGCAGAAGATTTTGCAGGAATCTATATCCATAGCGCTTTTGTTCCATCTTTCCTTAAAATGGATGGATTTGTTGACAAGACAAAGACATTTACTACAGATGGCACAGGTGTGATGCAGAATAACTTATTAGGTTATTTCAGAGGTATCCCTGTACTTGTAACTGACAGATTATACGACACAGCGAAACATGAGGGTTATATTCTTACAATTAAAAAGGAATCTATTGGTTTAATTCCAAAAGAGAATCCTTTTGTCGAACCTGCGAGAGATGCAAGCACAAGAACAACTACTGTATACTGCTCTGAATACTATGCAGTTGCACTGATTGATGACAGTGGAGTTGTTGTGGCAGGATCAACTGTCACTCCAACAGTAAGTGAATAAATGAAAGGAGCAAAGAGATGCTTGGCGGAGATAGATTAAAGTTTTTAAGGATTTACCACAATTTAACACAAAAATATATGGCTGAGTGTCTCGGGTGCTCGACCAGATGGATTAAAGGCATCGAAAGATGCGAAGTGATTCCAACCGAGAAGATGTACAATGATTGGTTAAACTGCTGTTATGGCTTATTGAAGCCACGAGAGGAAAAGAAAACAAGCAAAAAAGCCCGCGTCAAAAATAACTCGGTCGACAAATAACTGCTGTGCCCTGTCTTAGGGCATAGGGTAATTATATTTTAGTTTCAATAATGATTTTAATTTTAGTTGGAGAAACTCAGTAACAGAAGTACGCAAATTAAGCAGAAGGGAAGGTGAATAAGATGGATTTATTCTTATTCGCTTTCTTTGTCATTGATTATCAATTGGAAGGACAAGGTGCTAGTTCATCTTGTTCACCAATTGGTGATTTTTATGACACAGAAAGCAACAAATAATGTACCTACTTGGTACAAAGACACAGAAAATAAATATCATACGATATTAACGGACGACATTGACTCATTATTGTCTTGCGCAATCTTAAAGCAAGTAATGGGATGGAATGTCGAAGAAATATTTTTATTAAAGAAGAAAGTCAAAGGACATGAGGGTCAAGACCTCAAAGGAAAAACAAAGAACGCCACACAGTCAGAAGGAATTGGCGTTGATCTGGCATTGCACAAAGGCAAATGTTTCGATAATCACATCACAAGATTTTCAAATATTGATTATAAAAACGAAGAATCTATCAATCCAAATCTCATGGAGAATATCACACGACAAAATTACACAGAGAAATATGCGGGGTCAACAGTATTACTACTTTGGTCATTATATGATTTACAAAAAGAAGGTTTAACTGATGAAGCAATGATGATGTTGCTCGCAATCGACAGCGCATTTTTGGGATATTACAGTTCAAGATATCAGAAGCATGTGAAACATTATCTGGTAGATATATTGGACTTGCCAGAATTTTATCATTGTATTGAAAGACATAGCATTGAAGAGTTTCAAAACATAAAAGATAAGTATAAATTAAAAGAGAAGATTACACTGAAAAAGGGTCATGTAATCACAAAGATTGATATAGATGCAATCAACGATACTCTTTTATGGGATACAGATACAAATCTTCACATTGAATTGCCACAGGATAAGTTTTATCCAGATAAATATTTTATTGACGTTGTGAAAGATATTTATGGAAAAAGAGTGAAGAGATATGATGAGATAATCCCACAAGAGCCATATTGCTATGCGCTTACTAAGACAAATCTACTAAACTATTCAATCGAGGTGAAGGAATAATGGAATATACAAGTGATGACAGAATTGTAATACATAATGGTGATCTAACAAACGAATTATTGCGCAGAGGTCATCATATTGTGCAAGTGCAACCAGATAGAAAAAACAAAATCAAAACAATATTCCTCTTCAATGGTACAGAAGAATTAAAAGAGGACTTGCTTAATATAGCAAGAGAGGAAAGAATAGCATTGAAAAAAGAATTATTCGCATAACTAAAATTTTGACCACGAAGATTGTTCGTAGACCAAAATTTAGGTATGAACAATCTTCCTACCAAAATTTTAGGTGCTAATAATGTTAGCACTCAAAATCTTAACCGCTAATAATGTTAGCGGGTCAAACTTAGGTCAGTAATCGACAGTTTAGAGGACTAAAGTTTTAGGTATGAACAATCTTCCTACCAAAAATTTAGGTGCCAACAATCTTGGTACTCAGAATTTAGGTCAGTTACCCTTGAATTGAGGGCTACTCAACAAAACAAATACAAATATAAGGAGAACAAACACATGAACAAGAATAAAACAGAAAACAAAATTATATTTAACCAGAAACTAGCAGGATACCTTATGATGCAGGGATTTATCCTCAAAAAGATGGAACGTAACGAAAAATATCCTCAGAAAAATGTATTTATATTTAGACAATCTGACAATCTTGAAACAGAGATTTCAAAATATTTAAACAAATAATAATCTAACATTAACGAACAAAGGAGTTTAGTTTATGGCAACAAACGTAAAAAAAGTAAGCAAAAATACAAGAGTAAGCGATTTAATTACAGTTGAAGATATTCAGAAATGGGAACCAGATGTACCTGTCATTATTGAAGCGGGTACTGGCGTTGGCAAATCATACTTTATAAAGAATACCTTATACAACATTGCAAAGGAAGAGGGTCAAAAGATTCTCTTCCTCATACATCGTCGCAAGTGTGTTGATCAATTTATGATGGAAATTGAATCAGATGGAAAAGATGATGTCATAGATATTGTTACATATCAGAAGTTTTCCATGCACAAACGATGCAGTGACTTTGACGATGAATTCAATCCCTACGATTATGGCTACATAGTATCAGATGAGTACCACTACTTCACAGAAGATGCAAGTTTCAACGACACAACAGACGTTGCATATGACATGATCATGGAATGTACTACGGCAGTAAAGATATTCATGAGTGCGACAGGAGAGAATATTGAATCTTATATGAGAGATTATCTCACAGATAACGCCCAAAAATTAGGCATAAGAGAAGGCATAAAGCCCCTTAAATACAAGATACCAACCAATTGGTCATTTATCAATCAACTCTACTTCTTTTACAGAGAGGACGCATTTAAACGTAAAGCAGAAGAGGTAATTTGCAAAGGTACGAAGGCAATCTTCTTTATTGAATCTGCCAAAAAGGCATACGAATTATACAAGCAATTCGAGGATAATGCAATCTTCTGTTGTAGCGATAGTAACAAAGATTATGCCAAATATATGGACAAAGAGAAGTTAAATCAGATGCTTGAGAACGAGAGATTCGAGGAAAACCTACTCATCACTACTGCTTGCCTAGATGCAGGCGTAAATATTAAAGATAAAGACGTAAAAGAGGTCATGATTGACATTCGTGATTTTGGTTCGCTGATCCAGTGCATGGGCAGACGACGTATCGGCAGAAGGAAAGACAATGGCGCATACTCAGAGAAGATTGATGTTTACATTCGTGCGAGAACCAATGAACAATTAGGCGGTATGATCACACAAATTAAGAAAAATATTGCGCCTGCACAATTCCTCGATTTTAACGGAGAAGATGAATTTTACAAAGAGTATCCAAGATTTAACGCTAATGTAGATAAGAGTGGAATTATCTATACTGATAAAAAGGATAATTGCTTGAAGGTCAATGAATTGATGCTTAAGAAAAAAGAAAGCGATATCGAATTATACAATAAGATGATAAATCTCAGCGATTATGGATACTGCTCATATCTTGCTGATAAGTTCGAGAGGACGCATAAATATGACAGATTTGGCAACATAATCAAATGGAAGTATGAGATTTACGAACCAGAGTACATTAATATCATCTTTACTTTGGATAGATATGCGAATGATAAAACAGAATTTTGCGATAAGTCACAGAAAGATAAACTCGTGCAGGAACTTAGTTTACGCAAAAATGGAAGAGTCATTAAAACAGCAAAGACAATCAACGAGAAATTAGAAACGATGGGGATTCCTTTTAAGATAGAGGAAACTAAGACAAACCGTAGAGTTAACGGTGAAAAGAAAGCAAAGCAAATGAGAGTATGGAAGATTATTCCTACAAAATAATCGTCGTTTTCCCCTTATAAATACTGGACTTTTTGCCATTTTAGGTACGTTTTTGGTGTAACCCTTCTATATAGGGTGTCACCAATTTCGTACCTATTTTGTACAAAAACCCTTATAAATACTGAAGAAAACGACGATTTTAAAAATTTTAAAAAGAAAAAGTAATCTTCCACATAAGGAAATTGCGCTTGTCGCAATTGACAGAGAGCGAAAATAAGCGAAGCGTTTTTTGCGTGTTTATTATGGTAATAGGCACCCATACTGACATATATTTTGTGTTGGTCGAAATGACCACCCGTAGGTGTGGGCGTTTGACCTACAACAAAATGTGTGTCGGATGGTGCCAGATAAGTTGTGAGTGTAAAGGTTTCCCCATCCTCTTGGGGACAAGCCCCAAACCCCTAGATGTCCAACATTAGATTCGCTACGCTCACTTAAATGTTGAACTTCGATCGCACAACAAGTTGCGCAATCGGATATTATTGGACTTTTAAAATCAAACAGGAAAGGAGAAACAAATGGCAAAGAGTAAAGATAAAACATTGCTTCAAAAGATGCAGGAAATCTGCCCATACCACATTGCTAAATATGTGCAGTGGTATCTGTCAGACCAGAAAAAAAGATGCAAATGGGACGAATTATGTCAATGTGATATGCAATTTAAAAGCAAGGATGGAACGAATAAAACAGAGGAATTTTGTGAGAATAACTGGCTCATTCGTGATGATGCACAGAAAGCAATTAAAATATACATGAAGAACATGAGAACCTTGAATACAATGCAGATTTACCAGAAGATGATGAACAAGGCACTGAACGGAGATGTCAATGCGGCTAAGTATGTTGAGAACTTCCACAACAGTGATTTCTTTGAAGATTCAGAGGACGAGTTAGATGTATTACTATCTGGTATAAACATTCCTGCGCTTAAAGGCGGTGCGTGATGATTAGTAAGACAAACGCACAAAAACTTGCGTGGTTATGGCAAGATGAAAACAAGGTGGCTTGGATCGAATCATTCATTAAGATTGCAGATAAAGAAGGAAAACTTGTACCATTTATATTGACAGACGAACAGAAAGAATTGGTTCAGAATATGCAATCCAATAACATTATCCTTAAGAGTAGACAGTTAGGTATCTCATCCATTACCATTGCATTGTCAATTAGAGAATGTGTGGTACATGAGAACACAACTTGTTTTCTGGTAAGTCACAATCAATCTAGTTGCAACACTATCTTTGATAAATTAAAACAACAGTATCACAGTTTACCAGATATCATTAAACCGAAGTTGATTGTAAATAACAGACAGGCGTTATGCTTTGATAACGGTAGCAAGATTACTTGCTTGACGGCAGGGAACAAAGAGATTGGGCGTGGAGATACATTGAATGGTATCGTACATTTATCTGAATTTGCTTTTTGGAAGAACGCAGATAAACAGTTACACGCATTATCACAGGCAGTTAGTGAATCTGGAAGAATCATTATTGAATCTACGGCAAATGGATTTAACAAATTTTCAGAACTATATATTCAAGCAAAGAACGGTGACAATTCATATAAACCATTCTTTTTCAATTGGATCAATGGCAAATCCTTGTTTTCTAACCAGTATGAACAAGCGGTGGCTGAGTATGAGGCAAGAACGTCACAGAAAATTAAAGACATGGAACTTGACGAAGATGAACAGGAATTATTAAAGATGGGTGCTTCTTTGGCTCAGATTGCTTGGCGTAGAAAGAAAGTATCTACGGATGGACTTGATACATTCCAAGTAGAATATCCATCAACGGATACTGAATGTTTCTTGACCACAGGGCAACAGTTATTTGACAGTAAGAGGATTACGGCATCACTTACTACAATCGTAGAGAACAAGATTAAGCCATTGGCAAAGAAACAAGTTACAGGATTACCTACTATATTAATGCCGTATCTTGACAAGACGTTCAATATCTGGCAGTTGCCACGAATTGGAGAGAAATATTATATCGGTGTTGACTGCTCAGAAGGGTTAGGACAGGACTACTCTACTGCAATTGTGTTAAACCGAGAAGGTCAACAGGTGGCTGAGTTTAGGAATAACAAGATTAAGCCATATCAGTATGCCGATGTGTTAAATGCTTTAGGCAGATACTATAACAAGGCGTTGTTGACAGTTGAAAAGGCAAGTGGTGGACACAGTGTTATTGAACGTCTGCGGTACGAGCAACATTATATGAACATGACCAAGTATAAGACATATGATGAGTTCCAGAGGACGATCTGGAGGGTCGGATTTGACACTAACAATAAGACAAAATCTATCATTGTAAACGACAGTCGTGAATGGTTCGATAAAGGACTGATCCAGATTAAGAGTAAAGATATGCTCGAAGAGATGAAGGTATTTGTAGCGAATGATAACGGAAGTATGGGCGCAATCAGTGGCAGTCATGACGATTTAGTTATGGGATTGTGCTTATGTATTCAAGGAATGAAGAATGGATTATGGTATCCATTTTAGACGATATTATATAGAAGAAACAGAATAGAAAGGAGAGACAACGTGGCGATTGAAGAATATAAAAATAAGTATGAGAATCCTGCGAAGTGGTTTGTAGAGGAAGTCAATCAACCTTATCATGTAAACAGAATTACGAAATGTATTGCGAACCGTGACTATCTCGCAGGTAGACATAAGGTACTTGGACGAGAGAACTGTGCTTATAAAGGAAAAGAACTCATTACCAGAAAGACGATTTTAAACTATGCAAAAACAGTGCTTAGATTCCATGCAACGTACTTACTGGGCAAGAAGGTATCATTCAGTGGCAATGAGAATACGATCAAGAATTTTAACGAAATATACAAATTAGGACAGTACGAGACAGTAGATTATCAGATTCTGGATAGAGTCAATAAGTTTGGTGACGCTTACGAAGTTGTTTATGTAGAGGATGGAATCATCAAAAGTAAGGTGCTTGATAGTGGCGATTGTTATCCTGTTTATGATGATCGTGGGAATTACATTGCGTTTATTGAAACGTGGACAGATATATTTACTAATATCACATTTTATAATGTATATTACCCTGCTTATGTAGAGAATTGGAACAATGATGGTGGGTATCTACATATGGAAGATAGTAAGATTAATGTGTGTGGATTACCAATTCATTATCACAATTTTAGTGACATGGATTATAACTTTGGCGTTAGTATGCTAACAGACATTAAGCCAATCATGGATGACTTAGAGGATATTCTAAGTAAGATGGGCGATGCAATTTATATCAACAGTTTGAATCCAATGCCTGTGGCTGTAGGTCAAAGGATTGAATCAACGATTCCTGCTGATGCAACAGGATATGTAATGAATCTTGACAATGGTGACTACAAGGTAGTTAGTACAACAATGGATTACAATACAATCAAGTTATATCTTGATAATATCAAGCAGATGTTGAATGATATCGCTTGCATACCAAGTGTGTTAGGTAGTAGTACGAATATCGCAAACATAAGTGAAGTATCTATGAAGATTTTATTTCATATGGCAAACATCAATGCAGATGAAACGAAGAAATGGTTGAACAAAGGGTTCCAAGAAAGGTTCAGAAGATTCCAAATGATCTTGAAAATGCAGGGTACTGAGGTATCAAACGATGTTGAGGTTGTTTTCAATGTAAATATGCCAGTTGCAACAACAGAAATGGTGTCTAATTTAAAAGCCATGAGAGAACTCGGTGCGATCAGTAGAAAGAGCGTGATGGAAAAGAGTGATCTAATTACGGACAGTGTAGCAGAGTTAAAGAGATTAGACGAAGAGAATGGTGTTAGTGGTGAGATAGAGAAAGATAAGACACGGGCTTAAAAATAAGTCGGTCTCAAGTACCGTCTGGGTAATCGAAATGGGTACGCAGATGTTGGGTGAACGTAATTTGGAAATAGTTGGGAGTGATACATCCAAAAAATTGCCGTTCTAAGGGCAAAAAATCCTTAGTATTGCTACGTTTTTTGATGGTTGCAAGAACAAGACGTATAGATTGTGTCAGAATCACTGGAAATATCTTCCAAAATCCATTTGATAAAATATCAGTATTTCAAATCAATTTAAAATGAGTGATAAAAGCAAAATTTTATGTCGATATTTGTACCAATTATTTCCAAAAACAACGCTAGATTGGGACTCTAACGAAGAATAAACAGGTAAATATGCACAAAAATACAAGAAAAACTTGTGCAATGTGACGATATTACAGGTCATTGCCCCTCTTTTCAAATATGGGCTAGAGGAAACTCCAAAAATCCCCACAGCAAAAAAATAAGGACTACTCTCTTGTAGTCCCTTCGTTTTCACGGGTTACATGGTCTTTCAATACCATATTAATATACTGGCTAAACGATCTATCATCTTCCTCTGCCATCGTTTTGATCATTTCAACCAGATCACTGTCTAATGTAATACTTACTTTCTTCTTTAATGGTTTCATATCCATACCTCGCTTAACCGTATCTTATCACATGGTAGTGCATTATATTGCTAAGTAGGATTAAGTATGATAAAGTAGGATAAAAAAGAAAGAGGTACCGCAATATGGAACAAACGAAAAGAGAAATCTACAATGAGATGATGCACAATTATCTAACAGAGGAACTGATAAAGGAAGTGCAGGAACGCACAAAACTACTGGACGAGGATTATGCAGAATCTATCAAGATGCAGGAATTACATTTGCAGGAATTAAAATCCTGCTTAAATAAGGAACAAACAGAACAATTAGAAGAATATATAACCGAGGTATCGACAAATCATCGACTCCTGTGCAGAGAGATTTATTTGCAAGGGATGAGAGATTGTGCCGATATCTTTTTCGACAAATAAGGAGAATCGAATATGGAATTATTACATACATTATTAACTATGCCAGGGCATGAAATTGTAACTTTACTTGGATACATGACAATGGTATCTGTTGTTGTGGATAAAGCAGGCGCAGTGATTGAGGTCATGATTAAAAGGCATAAAGAAGCAAAGATCAGAAGAATGAAAGAAAAGGCAGAGTTATACAAAGATTTGTTAAAGTGATTGATCGTCGGCAGATGGTTTGAAGCGTAGGATATCTTCAACATCACAATGCAGAATCATACATAGATCGTTAATTGTACGAGTGGAAATATCTTTGTTGTTTTTGAGTCGGCTCATAGTGCCACTTGAAATTTTATGTTTCTTGGTCAGAGTATACCAGTTTTCATTAGATTTTTCTAAAGTATCCCAGAACGGTGTGTAGTCAATCACGATATTTCCTCCTAAATTATTTGATATTAATAGCATATGAGATGTTTTCGGAATTGAATACGTTTAATAAAAGAAATATGTTTTATAAGTTGTATATATTCATTAAAAAGAATATAATAGATGTGTAACTATTAATAAAATAATTATAGGAGGAGAGTATGAAGAAAGGCATAAAAAATAAAAAAATAATTGCCTTGATAGTTGTGATTTGTATTGGAATTATTGCGTTTTTTGCAACAGGAAATATACGAGCGTATAGTTCGGCAAAGAGTGCAATGAAAAATGGTGACTACAAAGAGGCAATATCTAAATTTAAGAAACTGAAAGGGTATAAAAACTCGAAGAGATTATTGGATGATTCAAAATATGGTTATGCAAAACAATTAATGCAAGATCATAAATATGAAGAAGCACATGATGTGCTTGCCAATGCGTCATCCAGAGATAAAATCTCAGATTTAGATTTAGAATGTTACTATGAAGATGGAAAATACAATTATAAAAAAGGTAATTTTGATGATGCTTTAGATTGTTTTCAGGATTTGGATTATAAAGACAGTGAATCATATGTAGAACAATTACAAGGTGATCATTGTTTGAAAGAGTTTGTTAAAAGATACAATGCAACAATGGATTTTCTAAAAAGCACAAAAACGGTTGAAACAGGCAATCAGATTAGCGAAGATAGTTTTGACGAGGATGAAAGTGGAGTTGCTACTTTAGATTCGTCTGCAACAATATCAATAAATAGTCCTTCAAATACTAATTACAGAACAAAAATCACAAGTGTTAAGTATTTATTAGAAAATACAAATGAAGATACTTGGTTTTCTGAAATATGTGCGGTATTAGGCGGAATGATTCCAGAAATATCAAATCAAGAAATTGTTCAGTGTTTTGATTATATCAGTAAGCAAGAATCAGTTACTTATGCAAAGAAGTATAATATAACTTCAAAGATAAGTAGAGGAAAAATGGAAATAACAATACAGTACACAGGTGATGATGTATAAGGGGAAAAGTATGGACGCACAAAATATTAAAGATAAGGATATAATAAAAAATGAAGTAAAAGATTTGTGGAACAAACATAAATTATTATTGATTATTATTATTCCGTGTTTACTTATTATTATACTTGCTTTATCTGACAATAGTAGTGATACATTTGAAGTTAGATTTAATGATGAACAATTTAATATCACAGATTCACTAGACGATGTTAAGAGTAAATATAAAAATGATTATGATAAAGAATATACAAGTTTTAATATTTACAATGATAGTAAAAAAGAATCAATTCAAGTTCACTACAATGAGTCAGAAATAGAAGCGGTTGCCAATAGCAAATCAAAATCAGCGGTTATAAATGGAATATCTATAGGTGATAGCACAGAAACTATGGCTGAAAAATTAGATATAGATGAGGCATGGTTTGAGGATGATAGAATTACGCTTGTTTGTTATAAAGATAAGGATATAATAAATAAAATAAGGATGAATTTGAATGATATAGATCCTGATAAAATGATTTCTGAGGTGACTGATACAGATTATATGGTTGCTATTCCAGTATCCGATTCAAAGGCAAGTGGAGTTGCTATATGGTCAAAAGATTTTTTCATTGATATGATGGAAGAAGAGCGAAAAGCAGATGAATCATTAGAAGATGCAGAATCAAATGACTATGATAGTGACGATTCATACGATGATTCAGACACTTATGATAGTGACGACTCATATGATGATGATAGCAGTTATGATGATTCAGACACTTATGATAGTGATGAATCTGGTAACTCAGTAACAGGTAGTGGACACTGGGGTGGCGGAATTGCAGAATAATTAAATACTAACCAACACAAAGGGAACTTAGTTTAACCGACTAGGTTCCTTTTTTTGGTGCAACGAAAGGAGGACTTATGCAGATTTTAGATCGATTAAAAATGGAATTATCTAATCAGGAATACTTTTCTGATGAACAATATACACAATTTTTACTAGAAAATGGATTATCTGCTGTGGCAGAATATAATAAGGCAACAGACCAAAGACAGATGTTGTTATCTGCTTTAGATATCTTAGAAGCAGTCAGCAACGACATTGATATCATGCGCCAGACAATTACAGAATTTACTACAACATCTCAAGCGTACAAATATCTTGAGAAAAGAATACAGAATCTTAGAGATAAGATTGCGTCTATCCCAGAGCCAGAAGAGGAATATTCATGCTTTTCGCTGATGTTTACAAGTAAGAATCCTACTGTTTATTCGCCTGCTGATTATGGATCAAGAAGAATCTCTAAATCAGATATTGATGTTATGATTGGCGGTGAGTAGAATGAGAGTTAGTGACAGCCCAAGCGATAAATACTTAGACCAGACAAGTTTGCAGTATCTTGTCGAAAAAATTAAAGAGGAAATTAAAAAGAATGGTGGATCATCTGGCGAAAATGTAGATTTATCCGATTACTATACGAAATCTCAGATTGATGAACTCGTAAAAAAACTGCCAAGTGGCTCAACAGGAGTAGGAATCTCTGGCGTATCAATTAACAGCGCAGGGCATTTGATCATATCTTTGACAGATGGCACAAGTGCAGACGTTGGAAATGTTGTTGGTAGAGACGGTACAAATGGTAAAGACGGAGTCAACGGAAAGAATGGAATTGACGGTGTAAATGGTAAGGATGGAACGAACGGCAAAGACGGTACTAATGGACAAGATGGTGCCGATGGATTTTCACCAACGATCGTAGAAAATGCCGAAAACACAGATACACAATATAAACTGGATATCACTACGGCAGCAGGCACATTCACGACACCTAATCTGAAAGGTAAAGACGGACAGGATGGACAAGATGGAACTGGTGGCAGTGGCGGTGGTGCTTCAAGTGAGGTGTATTCAACAGATGAGATTGAAATTGGTACTTGGATTGATGGCAAGCCGATCTACCAGAAGGTTGTGCCAGTGACATTATCATCAACTGCAAAAAGTGGATCGGTTGCCTCTGATGTGACTAAGATAGGATCGACAGTCAGTGCATTGGTTGACATGAGGGCGGTCAGAACACAATCACAGTTTATGGTGATGAGTACCACACATATAATGAATACAAGTATATCTTATATTACATCTTTTGCAGATTTTAAAGATGCTATCTTATCAATGTCTTTGGCAAAGGATGGAACACTTTTTATCAATCATGGTTATAAGTATAATGGATGGAAGTTAAATATTATTTTAAAATATGTGAAATAAAATGCTTGACATTTTGTTTTTTGCTTGGTATACTAGTCAAGCAGTCAACGAGAAATCTAGCGCTATGAGACGTAAATAATCTAGCGTGAGATATGAAAAACTCGCATGAATGCGTTATTATATGCGGATGTGGCGGAATTGGCAGACGCGCTAGATTTAGGTTCTAGTGTCTACGACGTGCAGGTTCAACTCCTGTCATCCGCAGTATTTTTTTGTCTAACAAAGAAAAATAAAATAAAATGAAAAAAGTTCTTGACAATCATAACAGAACGTAGTAATATATATCTTGTTGTGAACGACAAAAACACATAACACTTACGGGGTGTGGCTCAGCTTGGCTAGA